CCCAGAAAATCCTGTAATTAATATCTTCATATTAACCGTTCATAGCAATGTAGATTAAGGGAAGAAATGTGCACAGGAACATAAACACTAATGCACACCAACCAAGATAGAACGAAAACAGGTAAGGATGATCTTTGATTTTCATATTGCTGTATTCTTTGTTGCTGATTTTCTTGTTTTTACCCCAAAAGATAAGTTGCATTGCTGTTCCCTCCTCTATTGTCTGAAGAGTATAGCACAGGAAAACGAGAGAGTCAAGAGGACTTTTGCAGTTCATATAACTTTTTTAGTGCTTCTAGTATGATAGTTGTTTCTTCATACTTTGGATGTTCTTTATCCCAATGATTATATGCTTCTTCATAAGTAAAGTACTTACATCCAGCAATGATACGATCAACATTGTCAGCACAAGGTACTATAATAAATTCATGTCCATCTGAGCGTGGAACACGTACTGGTGTTTTAGTTACTTTTGCATTACCAAATACTTGTACATTAACAGATACTTGTGCATAATCAGATACTTGTGCAGTACCATATACTTTTGCATTACCAAATACTTGTACATTACCAGATACTTGTGCATTACCATATACTCGTGCAGTACCATATACTTTTGTATTATCAAATACTTGTACATTACCAGATACTTGTGCTTTACCATATACTCGTGCATTACCATATACTCGTGCATTACCAAATACTTGTACATTACCAAATGCTTGTACATTACCAGATACTTGTGCATAATCATATACTAGTGCATTACCAGATACTTGTGCATTACCATATACTCGTGCATTACCAAGTACTTGTACATTACCAGATACTTGTGCATTACCAAGTACTTGTGCATTACCATATACTTGTGCATTACCAAGTACTTGTGCATTACCATATACTAGTGCATTACCATATACTTGTGCATCTGGTCCTAAAAATGCTTTTTCATCCACAGTAGATGTATCTGCTACCCAACCACCACCATTAGGATGCTGATGTGCTGGAACTGGACCATTACCGTCATTAAAATCATAAGTTATATTCATTGTTACATTCTGACCTAGTAGAGACTCAAGACCTTCAGCAGCAGAAGTTTCAGTTACGATTTTCATGTTAAGATCTTTCCATTAAAAAGGGTGATTGGACGAATCCAACCACCAATATTTATTTACCAGTTACGTGAGAACACATATCCACCATTAGACATCACTACATCGTCAATGAACAGATCTATTGAAAATTTTTCGTAATCAAAATACATTTTAGCAAATTCTGATACACTATCCAACATACCTGTAGAATCTACAAAGTCTTCAGTGTACTCTATTGGAGAGAACCAATGCCCACGATATGCATCTAGGATAGTATCCACATCATCGACATACCCTTCACCGAAACATTCTTCAAATGCTTCAAAGATTTCTTCAGAATCTTCACCATACATAGGATAAAGGTCTTCGATGATTTGTGTTTTGTTTGTCATGTTGTATCTCCGTTTCTCAATGATGTACACATTATATCAATTTTAATGGGATTGTCAACTGTTAAAATTCTGTATTGATTTCAAATAGTTAAGGGGAGATAGCAGAACTACCTCCCCCCAAATTTCAACAGAATGTAGGTCATGGACGAGAGGAACCCCACCTTTTTCCCCGTCAATTCCTGGAGCAAAATTAACTTTTAACCCTTGCCGCTTGCAATAAATCGCAGACATGACTAGTCATGATATTATTTATAAAAACAAAAAATTTAATTCAAAATAAATTCTGGAGTCCATCCATCAAATCCACCACCACGATTTAAGAAATCACAAAAATCAATAGCAACATTTTTATTTTTTGTTCTCTTTAATACTAAATCAGTATTGTTTTCAATTACATTATAATGTTTATTATGCCAAAGAACTTTATAATTCATCATCAATACCTTCTTTTAATACTGTGTCAATATGTTCAATTTCATTATGTAAATTATCTAGTAATTTATTTTTTTGATCCATAGTAAAATCATCAAAATCTTCTCCATCCAAAACATTATAATATGTACAACGAAGTTGATATTGATATACTAGAATCTTATTCAATTCCTGATTAAAATTAATTTCTATCTCTTCCATTAAGTGAATCCTCTAAATTTGCTTTTATCAAATGATTTCTTTCCACGTTCAATTTCTTCTGATCCAAATGTGGTATTATCCATTACTGGCCCATCTAATATATCCTCTTGATAACTATCATCTACATCATATAACCTCATCTTACTCCTATCTACACCAACTACAAATCGTTTGTTTACTGAAGGATCACCATAACGATTTTTCAATTGTTTAATCATAATTTGATTTAGGTCTTCAAGTTCTTCTGTTGAAATCAATGCAATCATAAAATCAACAGTCATAGGTAGACCGATTGAATCTGAAGTATTTTCCAAACCAACATCAGAAGAATTTAATGCTCCACGATTAGATTGTGTTGCAGTCATGATAGGTAATTCTTGTTCAACAGCAAGTCCACGCAATTCTTCTGCAATTGATTTAATATATGAATATGTATTCACTTGTGAACCAGATTTAATTCTAGATGATACACAAAGGTTCAAATAATCAATGTAAATTATATCAGGAACAAAGTTTTTCTTGATTTTCAATTCTGTTAAAAGATGTCTAAAATGACCAGAACCAGCTGATGCTGTTGGATATTCCTTGATAATTAATTTGCCTTTAGTGGTTTCTTTTACTTTCTCCATTTTTTTAATGTAATCATTTTTACTGAGCAATAATAAATCATCTACTGGAATATCTAGTAGGTTTGTATCAATACGTTGTGCAATTCGTTCCTCAGCCATTTCTAATGTAATATAGAGAACATTATGATTACACATAAGATTATGAGCTGCCATATGACACATTGCCATACTTTTCCCAACACCAGTTCCTGCAATCATACAATTTAATGTTTTTGGAGGCAATCCACCACCAGTAATTTTGTTTAGATAATGTAGATTAAAATCAATACGTTTTTCTTTAGTATGGTAAACATCATATCGATTTGCAGCATCAAATACAAAATCATGACCAATATTTGAATCAAAACTAACTTGTAATGCTTCTTGTAATAACTTAGGTATTGCACCCTTTGTCATAGTAGAATTTGAATCAATAATTTTAATCGATTCACGAATTGCATTATATACAGATTTATCTTGACAAAACTCTTCAGTCTTATCAACCAACCAATCTAAATTAGTAGTATCATCAATCTCTAATACTTGAATTAATGTTTTTACTTCATTGTACTGTGTTTCTGATAATGTTTCTAGATTTTGAAGGTCGATATACAAAATTTCTTTTGTTGGAAAGTTATTATATTTGTTTACATATGATTCGATTAGTTTGAATAATTCTTTTTGATTATTGTCATGAAAGTACTCTTCTTTGAGGAATGGCAGAATTTTCCTACCATATTCCTCATTATGAATAAGATGTGCAAGGATAGTTGTTTCCATTTATTTTCTTTCTTTATCGTAATAAAACCCATATGATTCCATAAAATCTTCATTAGACATATTACGAATTGATTCTGCACGTTTTGTATAATATTTTATCACTTCTTTCTGAATATCATATCTGTTATAACCACAACCATTATCTTGAAATACTTCACAAACACAATAGAATTGTTGTGGGCAATCTTTTTTTACTAAATCAATTTCATCTGGTAGAATATTAATACTGAATAGTTCATTCTTGATCATCTTTCACCTCAAATGTTGGAAATGTTCTTTTTACTATGTGATTATATTCTTTATTACCAGATTTGTCAATACCTGAGTAATAATTCTTTTCCCAATGAGTTGAAATTTGTTCAGGTTTCATATCAGAAAAACCTTGATTTGTTTGTTGTATATAATCTAATTTTGTATTTACTATTCTTCTTTCTGAAGCCCATTCATCAAATTTTTGTTTTACTTCTGTATCATCATTAATATCCATCATATCTACATCCAATGATGAATAGTCATGTTGTATAGGTAAAATAAAACACAATGGATCTCCTTTTTTAAATTGGAATGTTCCTGGTTTATATAATTTCCAATTCATAGTAAAAGTAAATGGACACCAAAAAGTTTCAACAATACCTGTTAATGGTGACATATAATCCACATAAAAATTAGGTGCACCTGTAACTAACATATCAACATTTTCAGATGATTTGAAAAGATAACCAGGATGAATAGTTACGATACCCCAACCAAAAGTAGAAACAGCAAAATTATCAGACTTATTTTCAAAATGCACGTGTAAATCATTCTTATGATTACTTCCATTCCATGAAATTAAAAAATCGGATGGGGCTAAAAGTTCCCATCCTGTAGTATTTGCAATTTGTAGAGGTAGACAACGATATGCATACTTATGAATAGTATCATCCATCCATTGTCTTTGTTTACGTCCTGGAATTAATTCCAAAGGGTTTTCATGTAGTTTGTATGCTGTTATCTTCATTTAGTATTATCTTTTTTAACTAATAGCAATATCGAACGCAATACTGATTCTTGTTTCATTTGATAGATTAGTTTGAACTTGATGGGCAATCCAACAAGGAAAAATGTATAAATGTTTCTCTTTCGGTTGAACCAAGATGTTAGAATTGTTGAATTGGTTTGGAACATCAATGTATTCGCCTTTCATC